GAGGATGACCGATGCGTATTTCTCGTCCAGTTCCATCATGTGGCAGATGCGGTTTGTCTGTTCACACGCCATCATGGTGGAGCCGCTGCCGCCGAAGGTGTCTATCACGATGGCGTTCTCCTGCGAGGAGTTGCTGATGGGATACCCCAGGAGGTCGAGCGGCTTTGAGGTCGGATGGTTGGCGTTGCGCTTTGGCTTGTCGTAATTCCAGATGGTGGTCTGCTTTCGGTCGGAGTACCACGGATGCTTGCCGTTCTGTAAAAATCCGTACAGGACAGGCTCGTGCTGCCACTGATAATCCGAGCGCCCAAGCACCAGGGAATTCTTCACCCAGATGCACACGCCCGCCAGATGGAACCCGGCGTCAATGAACGCTTTTCGGAAGTTCAAGCCCTCGGTGTCCGCATGGAAGATGTATGCCGCGCCGCCCTTTTCGAGCGAGTCAGCCATGCACTTGAATGCGGAGAGCAGGAAGGCATAGAACTCATCATCCTTCATGGAATCGTTCTGTATGGTAAGACCGCTGGAACTCTTGAAGGACACGCCATACGGAGGATCGGTCACGATGAGGTTGGCTTTCTTGCCGTCCATCAACTTTGCAACGTCCTCTGCGGATGTGGCGTCACCGCACATGAGACGGTGCCTTCCGACCGTCCAGATATCCCCGCGCTCCACGAAGGATGCCTTCTCAAGGGCAGCGGTAAGGTCAAAGTCATCGTCCTTGACTTCCGATTCCTTATCCCCGGCAAAGAGGTCGGCAATCTCGTCATCCTCAAATCCCGTAAGGGAAATATCAAAGTCCGCACCTTGCAGGGATTCAATCTCGATGCGCAGAAGTTCTTCATCCCATCCTGCGTCCTGGGCGAAACGGTTGTCGGCAATGATGTACGCCTTCTTCTGTGCCTCGGTCAGATAGTCCACGAACACACAGGGCACCTCAGTGATGCCTTCCTCCTTCGCCGCAAGAATACGACCGTGGCCGGCGATTACGCCATAGTCACGGTCGATGATAACGGGATTGATGAAGCCGAATTCACGGAGGGAGGAGCGGAGTTTTGTAATCTGTTCCGGCGAATGCGTCCGCGCGTTATTTACATACGGTACAAGTTTCGCAATCGGAACGAGCTGCATTTCAGTTGTTGTCTTGCTCATATTTCTCCACAGCCTCCTTCAGTTCTCTGTACTTGTCGCTATGCTCCCAGGCGGGATAGCCGTTGCCGAAATGCCCGTAGGCGGAGTAGTCGGCAAAGGAGCATCTGCGGAGTGAAAAGTCGTTGATGATGGCGGCAGGACGCATATTGAACACATCGTTTACCGCCTTGGCGATTACCTCATCGCTGACCTTGCCCGTGCCGAAGGTATCGACCTGGACGGCTACGGGATCAGCCTTGCCGATGGCGTAGCTGATAGCGACCTGGCATTCCTTCGCAAGGGACGCCGATACGATGTTCTTTGCGATGTACCTCGCCATGTATGCGCCGGAGCGGTCAACCTTTGTCGGGTCCTTGCCGGAGAATGCGCCGCCTCCATGTGCGCCGAGTCCGCCGTAGGTATCCACCATCAGCTTTCTGCCCGTTAGACCTGTGTCCGCGCCGGGACCACCTTCCACGAATCTGCCGGAGGGATTGACGAGGATTTTCGTGTCTGCGTCGAAGGGGAACTTCTGGAACACGGGATGCAGCACCTCGGAGATGATCTCGTTCTTAAGCACATCAAGGTCTTTGTCCTTGCCATGCTGAACGGATACCACGATGGTCTTTATGCGCTTTGGCTTGCCGTTCAAATATTCCACAGTGACCTGCGCCTTGCCGTCCGGCTTGATTCCACGGATGATGTTGTCACGCCTTACCGAGTCCAGTCTTTTACATATCTTGTGTGAAAGAAGGAGCGGCAGCGGAATGTACTCATCCGTTTCATCGGTGGCATATCCGTAGACGGTGCCCTGATCGCCCGCACCGAGGTGAGCGTAGCAGGAAGTGTCGCCGTTTCTTGCCTCCACGCTCAAATCCACGCCGCCCGCGATATCCTTGCTCTGCTTATGCACGAACACATAAATCAGATAGGCGAAAGGATTGTAGCCGAGCTTCTGCAAAGCCCTGCGCACCTCGTAGCGGATATCCACACTTTTCGAGCAGGAAATTTCTCCGGCCACGATGATGCGGTGCCGTGTCGCCATGACCTCGCAGGCTACGCGGGAAGACTTGTCCTTGTACAGACAAGCATCGAGGATGCTGTCGGAAATAAAATCGCAGAGCTTGTCGGGATGCCCTGCGCATACGCTTTCAGCGGTTTTATAAGTTTTCATGTCAGTTTCCTTTCCGAGCGGACAAGAGCCGCTCCATCAAATCGTCCTGTGGGCTTCTGCCGCCGTATTCCACGGAGCAGTTTTCCTTCACGATCTGGTAAATCTGATACCAGACCTGGTTGACCTGTTTCATGTAGGTCTGGCTCATCGCCACATAGGGAGAAGCGATGGCGTTGCCCGTGGTGGGATGCTTGGCGAGGAATCCGAACTCGGAGATTGCCTCCTCGCACTGTATCCATCTGGAAACCGACATGGCGTACTGTTCGAGCAGCTGGTTGTTTACTAACATTTCACAGCCTCTTGCCTTGAGCCAGTTCCAGGTATCGCGGTAGACTTCCTCGGCACACAGGTCTTTGCCGTTTTTCTGTGTTGCTTTCAGGTGCTCCTTCACAGGCGGCACGTCCACGCCCTCGATCTCCGCAGGCGCAGGGAGTACCATTGCCGAATCTGCGGTTCCGTTATTGATTTTGTCCACGAGAGCCTTTCGTTTCGGCCCCGTACCGGGACGGGGACCGCCTCTCATCGTTCCGTCTTTTGCCACTAAAATCACCTCGCTTTTGGCGGGCAGGGGTTAATACCCCGTTTGAATAGGAATTTTTGCACGCGTGACCCCAGGCCGCTGTCCGCTATAGGACCCGTAGAGATTCAGACCGCCCTACCGGTCAGTGCCGGTCGCCCATCTCAATATGAATCTTGGTGTGGCAGGACTGACAAAGACTCATCAGATTGCTTTCCCTATGGTCGCCGCCTTTTGAGATGGGAACGATGTGATGCACTTCCTCGACGGGAGTGTATCTGCCTTCCTTGAGACAGCGTTCGCACAGCGGGTGAGAGGCAGCGTAACGGTCACGGATTCTTTTCCAGCACCTGCCGTATTTTTTATTGCTGTCGGGAGACCGCTCGTAACGGTTGTAATTCTCCCGCACGGCTTTCCTGTGTTCCTCACAATAAGGACCGTCAGAGAGTCGACCGCATCCGGGATAACGGCATGGTCGTTTCGGTTTTCTCGGCATGAAGTCACCTCGCTTTCCGGGCATGACAAAAGCCCCACGGGACTGTTCCCATGAGGCTTTTTGATTCTGCTCTGCTGATTATATACTACCATAAATACATGGTGGGCATTGCTGTGCAAAACCAGGTATTTTCGGCGCGGTCATATGATGATGCAGTCCTCCGGCACGGTGATATGCTGCAAGGCTCTGCCATGCCAGCGACGTATGGTGCTTTCATCCGCAAAGAGCGTGTCGCCAATCTGTTCCCATGTCCAGTTGTGGATGTAGCGGTAGCGGAGTACCATCTGCTCATCGGGATTTTCCACCTTGTCGATGACGGTGCGAATCTGTTCTTTTAAAGCGACCAGCTTATCGATCTCGGCGTTTATTTTCTGTTCCAGTTCCCATACACGCTCAAAACATCTGACGAAGGGAGCCTCCGTTGAGCGGTTGGGATTGTAATGCTCCTCGAAGCCGGGTGAACCGACACTTGATGCCATTTCCCGAAGGCGCGCAGCCTCCGCAATGTCGCTGTTTATTTTCTGGTCAAGCCTGTAGGACTGTTTCAAATATTCTTTTGGTGTCATAATTTCAGACCTCCTCTTTGAGTTTCCTTATGAGCATCTCGCCGTCTACTTCCGTGAGGCACTTGTACCAATCGGAGCGGAAGAACCGCTCAATGGAGGCAGCCTCTGCCTGTGCGAGATGGTTACGCGGGTTTCTTTTCAATTTTCGTGCGGCGGCTCGGTAGTCCTTTGCCGCCTGGATGATGATGGCGTTTGCCAGTTTTTCATATGGGTCCATCGCCACCTCCGTTCCCGTGACCTGTGACCTCACGGCAGTCTGTTGTGAAATATCTGATTTTTAAGCCCTTTTTGACGGCACGTTCGTATTCGGCTTTCATGCCTGCGGAATATTCCGAACCGAAAATCCAAACCTCGGTGCATTTGTCCATGAACACATTTCCAAAGGAAAGCCCAAGGGAGCGTTCTACTGGATTCTCGTCATTTAAGAACTGCGGAAAGAACAGGTGCGCCGCAAAGGGCAGGTATCCTTTATCTACCGCATATCTGCAATATTTCTGTGCCGCGAGAATGTTACGAACGGTATCCCCGGCATAAGGGCTGCAGATATAAACGATGGTGCGGCTTTCGGAAGACTTCTTTCTTGCCTGTGCGTTAACCTTGCGGATAGCTTTCCTGCGGTCGCTTTTTTCTTTTCTGTTGCACTTTGCGATAACGGCTCCTGCGGTCGGATCGTAGTAGCCTTCCGAGTTTCTGTATATGTTATTTGCCATCACGGTTCACCTCCAGTTCGGTAATCTCGATGTATATGCCTGTCGGTTCGTCCGACCAGCGTTTTTCTACGGTCTCCCTCACGACCTGGGCATCGTCTTTCCAGAATCCACATTTTGTCATGCAGTCCTTCAGGAGTTTCTGCAGGTTGTCGGTATCAGGCTTGGTTATCCGAAAGTCGCCATTCTTATGGGACTTGCCCTTCGGAAAGAGCCACAGCGTCGCAAGGGCAACGGCTCCTTCTATGGGTTTGTCCGGCCTGTGAAGGATGAGGTGACCTGTCAGCAGTTTCTTTGCCTCCTTCACGGGAGCGGGATCGTAAAATATAGGTTTGCCGTGAACGATACGTACCTGCTTTTCCTGTGCGGTAGCGGTCGGCGGCTTCATTGCTATAAAAAAGTTCATTTTCTAAACCTCCGTGTATTCTGCGTTATTCCATTCTGTTCAGTTACCGTTGCGCTCCGCAGAAGTGGAAGGGCAGGCTATGCAGCCCTTT